GTTCTGGATGGGTTTGCTAGCTCCGGTACGTCTCGCCGGATTGGGGCGGGAAGGTCGGGCATTCTTGCGAGATTTATTGTTGCTGTTGTTACGTTTGACCATTTCTGCATCAAAGGATAGCTGTCGAGTTAATTTATGTGGGGGAGGCCACCGCTAGAGATCCATACTGCCCAGGTAGGCAGCTCAATGTCCCAGCCCTCGAGGCGTGGGACACTGTCCAAGGTTGCGAACGTCGCTTTCCTGAGACCCTCATCAAGTCTCAGTACTTCCTCTGGAGGAATCTCTAGGTCCCTGGCGATACTTCCAATGAACAGTTGGTAAGTATCGCCATCCAGAACAACACCAGTAGGGGTTTCCCCCATCTTCCTGGCCAGTTCCTTGTCCTCGTTCAAGACCGCTGTGGTAAGCTTGTCGGAGAGTTTTGGTCCTGAGTTCTGAAGCAATCTAGCATACGGACCGTAGACTGGAACATGTCCGTCGGTCCTGTCAGCTGCCATGCCTTTGACTTGCCTGTGTGCCACCACCTGGGAAGTGGTTGTACCCGGACAGGCGTTCATAGTCGGAAGCTTTCTCAAGGCTCGGACGATGCAGGGGTAACTTGACAGAGTGGTGGCGATGTCCGGGTAAACCCGAGACAAGAAAGCCACCCTGCCTGGCAACGAACCATCTGGGCGTGGTTCGAAGGTCATCTTCATGCCGCACTCGGTGGCCACTTGGGCGACCTGTGCAGCCATTCCGATGGCAAACACGGAGTCATCGCCAAAGTACAGTCCCAGAGAAGCAAAAGCTTTATCTGGGGACTGACCCGCGCGGCGCCGTGCTGCATACTCGTTGAAGGCCGAGTTGAAAGTGTTGCAATCGGTGGTCAGGGGACTTCCTGACAGGTTGGCCCCGTCAGTCTTGGTCCTGTGTCCTGACCTCATCGAAACAAATGCGTGCCTCTCCCTCTTGAGTAGCTCCTTAAGCTCGTCCTTGTACCTGTCCGCGAACATGCGAACGTAGACAGGTTCTACCACGTGAGTGCGGTAGTCGACGGAGGTGCGGCCATCCATGCGGGAATAATCTCCGCTGGTAAGCTCGCCCTGTGCTTTGTAGAGGCCACGAAGAGTGGAGCCCATTTTCTCCCGGTTCTTGCCGGGCCCGTACCAACTAGCGTGTTTCTGCTTCACAAACTGCTTGGCTGCCATGGTGTACATGGAAAGCGTCGTAGTCTGATGCACTGGCACCTGGTTGATAGTCCTGGGATCGGAAACTGCACCACCTGCTTCTTTCTTCATGAAGCCACTCGTGGACAGTTTCTCGCGCTTAAGCCCAGGGACTTTGAAGTCCTGTCCCCTACGCATGCGTTGAGACGCGCGGGGCTGTTGTTCGGCTACCTGTTCGTAGCTTACGGGTACCAGAGTTCCGGCGAACTTCCCAGGCACCATCAGTAACACAAATTCCTTTGCGTAGGCGACGATGTCTGGAGGGAACTCATTGACGTTCTTCACGGCGTCTAGGCGTTTCTCGAGGGCACGCTTGTCGTTGTTATCACTGGCCACTGGACCACATGCGGGTGGCACGATTCCTGGGGCGGTGACAACGACATAAGGCGTGCCGTCTTCTGTGGACAGACCTGATTTTGACTGGTAGCTTGTCATGCTCAGGGGTAAGAGCACGGTGGAGAAATAGTCAGAGAGCATGTACAGGCTCGCTTTCGAAATCTCTTTCTTCTGGCTCTCAAAGTACCTCTCGATTGAAGAGGGACTGAGCGAACCAGCCTTGGTGGCTTTGTCTTTCGCATCGGGGTTCTTGATGCGCGACATGACCTCAAGGGCTGTCCAGTCGTCAGGACTGACCACTGCCGGTGTTGCGTCTGGCAGGGTGGTGTTGAGCAGATTTACCTTTCTGCAGCCTGGTGTGCCAAACAATCCCAGAACATAGTCCCCGCGTTTCTCGACCTCCATACGAGAAGGACGATACGTGGACAAGCCTGGGATCAGGAAGTCAACCAACCATAGGGGCAGGTAGATGGTTCGTGCTAGAAGCAACGTTACCACCCGCCTAGAGGAAGCC